TCCACGGCCTTGGTTATGTCGAGATTTGAAATCTCACTCGTCATCGTCATCGTGATTGACTCTTTCTTGTAGGTCTATGATGTATAAACGTGCAGTGAGTAGACCTTTAACCTCTCCGCACATCTTCTTGTACTCCGCAAAGTCTTCAGCCTTGCCATCGGCTATTGACATTTGGAGTTGGGATACTTTGTCATCTATCTTTGAAGCTAGAAGTTTTAAATATTTGTCGATCATTTTTTACTCCTCATGAGTTCAGCCAGCATCTTGTTCTTCTCTGCTTCGGCGTCTTGAGCCAGCTCTTGTTGATCTTTCTGCACCGTAGCTTGGATTCGCGCCATATCAATCTCCCTTTGGGTAGCTATACGTTCACGTTCAATCTGTTGCTGTGACTGCTTGAGCTGGGCGTCAGTTGCATCCTTCTGAGCCTTGCGTTGACCCTCTTGACCCTTAAGCGCCAGCTCCTGCTGTTGCATCTGAATTAAAGGATCTTGCTGCATTGCCGCCGCTTGTGCCTGTTGGGCTTGTGCAGTATTGGCCTGTAACAACTGAGCGCTTGCCTGTGCGATGAGCTGTGACAGCTGCACTTCCACATCCTCTGGCAATTTCTCCTCTGGACCGGGCAACGGCACACCCATTTGCTTCTCTATCAACTGACGATAGTGGAAGCCCAAGTGTTCGGCAATGTGAGCCTGCATAGCGGCCATGATCTGATTGGCCATAGGATTTTGGCCTATGGTCTTCATGATCAATGGGTCTTGCATGAACGTCTGGTGCGTAGCAATGTGGGCTTGTTGATCTTGATAGATAAACGCCTTCATTGGCTGACCCTTTAGTGCGGCCATGTTCTCGCTGACTGGGTCTTTTGGTGTCTCATCGTCTGGTAGAGGAACCAGCTTATTGGCGTTCTTAATACCTAAGACATCAAGCATCTGTCTATGTAACTGTGGTAAGTCATAGATTGCAGGGGCTTGCTGGGACAGCTGGATCACCGCCTGATACTGAACAATCTTCTGCGCCATCGTGGCTGCATTAGGGTCAGACACAGGAATCACATCGACTAAATCATAGTCAGACTGTTTGGCTTTGCGGGATCCTTCTTCTGGCTGGTAAGAGTACTCAGGCGGTGTGTAGTCGCGAATGATGTCTCTTAACAGAGCCAGCTCTTGCTTAAAGGAATAGTGAATACGCGCCTGAACAGCGGTCATCACTTTAAGTTGACGCTCAAGGATAGCCAACGTGGTGCCAACGGGAGAGTTGGCAGACATATCAGCAACTTGGATGTCAGCTGCCGAGGCAAACTTGCGGCCTTCTTCAACAATCTTATCGAGAAGAGAAGCCAACACTTGTGACGGCTCTTTGTAAGGCAGAGGCATGATGTTCTCTGCAATAGACCCGCTTGGTACGTCCACATCGCGCCACTCAGCTGGGCCGATTGGAGTGTCATCTCCCTTGACCCGCAAACCACGGGTCTTAAAGCCGCCGGGCAGGTTGGCCAGAGTACCAGCGTCTACTAATTGACGCAGGATTGACGTACCAGATTTGGCAAATGCTCCGACTAAGTGAATCAGGCCAAAACAGTAGAAGCCAAAGCCGGGAACGTAGCCATAGTGGACGTAGTGTTGGCGCTTAGTGTGTAACTTATCGCCTTGCTTCCAGTTTCTGCGGATAGCCAAGCACTTCATGCTTCCGTATTCCACAGTCACAATGTAGGGCAGGGCAATTCCTGTAGGTTCGCCGTCTTTGTCGGTGTGCTCGTAGCCTTCAAGGTCGAGCTCTACGTTCATCTCGAGGATTTTGTAGCGGTCATCCGACAAAGCGCGGAATCCCATCTTCTCGGCAATCTTTTTCTCTACTTCGTCCAGATTGTTGTTGGGTTCGCCCAAGTCAATATCAGCATAGAAGCCTGCGACTTGTAATTTACGCAGCTCATTCTCTGTTTTACGCATAACGTGCGTAACACGGGGAGAAGTTTGGATGTCTGACGCACCATAAGGTACTACCAAATCTTCAGCCGGTACAAAAATAGACGTCTGGCGGTCAAAGCTGGGATCAAAGTAGACTTTCTTAAAGGCGTTTCCTGAAAGACCTAGACCCCAAACCATTCTTTCGTGCTCTGGGCGGAACTCTGTCATCACATCTGTCAGTTGATAGTTCATATCATCCTGAACACGAACGGCAGCGTCTTTTTTCTCTTGGGTTTCCTTTCCAATGATCTGGGTTTTAACCGGACCAGCAGCGGGGAAGGTACTCATCATGATTTCAGCTTGGAATTTAACCAGCGCTTCGGATAAAAGTGGGTGGTAGACACCGCAAGCACCAATCCAAGGGTCAGCGCGCTCTTCAATCTTCATCCCTAAGAGCTCTAAACCGTCTACATAGGTCTGCATCCAGTCTTTGCGGGAGTTAACGTCATCGTCATAGTCACCAATCAGGTCGGTTACTATCCCTGTGACCACGCCACTGTCCAAATAATCAACTAAGTTAGCGTCAAAATCGTCTTCTTCACTACCATCGATAGTGATTTCCATCCCGCCCATACTAATTGTGACCTCTTCAGGGTCAACAATCTCAATTTCTATACCGCCGTCCTCTTCAGTCTCTGGCATTAGGGACTCAATACCATCTGGTGCAGCGTAAAGTGATTTTTCAATGGACATATTTATCCTTAATAGTAAGAAACTTTGCGTCTAAACGAACGGATTTCATCCTCTTCGTCTGTCTGCAAGCGTATAAACCCGCCTTTTCTGAACCTTATCAGAGCCTGCGTGGCAGAGTCAACTAAGTCATCGTGGTCTGAGTTGGGGAACGCCGCCATCTCTTCCATCAACTCGTCAGCCCAGCGCGTAGCTGGTGCCCAAACCTTACCGCTGGCAAATAAATCAGATACAGAATTGATCCTGACCATCTTATCATTACCCCTTGACGGCGTAAACTCTTGAACAGGTATCCCCATCGCCCTGAGTTCATAGATCAACGGGGCACCCGAAGCTTTTGCCTCAACAATAAAAGCATCTGGTTCCCACTCTTTGTAGTGATTAAAAGCTTTTTCTTTTAACTCTGGGAACTCCATCCGCCTCTTAAACGCATCTAACAAGATTACATTTGCGTCATTTTGGTTCTCGTTGAGATAGAACACACCCCAAGTCGTACACGCCGAATAGTCAGACCGTTCGTTCTTTGTAAACGCCGTATCCCAAGACTGGATCACAAACTCACACTTAGGTGGGTCTTCGTGTGTCCACTCCTTCCACCACTCCCTCTTAACAATCGCGCCTTGCTCTGACGTAGGACTCTGTTGGTACTGGGCGTTCCACTTAGATGCAGGCAGTTCAGACTGTAGAGCGTGGAGCTCTTCTAAGCTCCAGAACTCTGGCCATAGGGGATTACCCGAAGGCAGGATCGCAGGGAAGTCAATTACCTCCCAATCATCGTTACCGTCTTTGTCTATCGCAGACTGGAGGATCCGGCCAGTTAAGTCCCTCTTAGCCCAGCGCGTCATCACGACAACAATGGCACCACCCGGCTGCAGTCGTTGGCGGGGACCAGAGGTGTACCACTCGTAAACTTTATCAAAGACTGTGGGATCTCCTGCAGCCAAGGCGGCTTCTTGCTCGGAGTGGGGATCATCAATGATTAAAAGATCCGCACCTTTACCCGTTACTGTACCGCCCACACCGATAGCAAAGTACTCTCCGTTTTTATTGGTAGACCAGCGTCCAGCGGCTTTACTGTCAGACCTCAAATTAACATTGGGGAATATTTTAGAGAACGGCTCACTGGCTACTAAGTTACGAACCTTACGGCCAAAGCCTACCGCCAGCTCTGCTGTGTTCGAGCACTGGATGATCTTCTTACTAGGATCCCGTCCCAGAAACCAAGCCGGCAGCATATAAGAGGCAAACTCAGACTTTGTATGCCGAGGGGGCATATTGATGATCAGTCTCTTTATCTTCCCAGTCGCGATCTCTTCGAACTTCTTGGCCATGACTTTATGGTGGCGGCCATCAATAAACCCCGGCCACATCGCATGGGCAAACTTGTTAAAGTCATCAAAGGCTTCCTCCCTCTCTTGGCTTGCCTCTAGGGCATCAAGGTCATCAAGGTAAGCGGCTTGCTCATTGGAGGG